GCCCATACAAGCGGATTGATTACCCAGACGGCATTTTTACGGCTGTCCGGGGTCAGGCTCGCATACATGTTGCCAAGGTCAAGGATACCAACCTTGCCCGTGGCTTGACGAGCAACCGACTTGGTAGCCGCATTGCCGATGATACCAGTAAGGGCAGACGATCCGCCCCCGCCGTTAAGGACTTGCCAATTGACCCAGAAATTGCTTGCACGGGTGAATTGATCCTTAATCAGGTTTTCAATACTGATAATGGAGTCGTCCAACAATTCATTGCTAACAACGGCTGTTGCCATTGCCTTTTTGGCTGTTAAGACAACTTGCTTGAAAGCCGGTTGCGTATTGTCACTAGGGGCGTTGCCTTCGGCAACGATACCAATGGTGACGCCCGCATAGAAAGCCGAGTTTGCGCCGGAAGGCGAAATAGTTTGATCTAATGCCGGGAGGCATAAGGTCTTTGTTCCCATTGGTCTCGGCTTCAACCGGGTCGGGAACAAGGGGCCGTCATAGCCGGGCACGAATAGCAACTCTTTGGCATATTCGACCGGAACGGTATAACCGCCGCTGGCATTGACGCCCTCGGACATGGTACTTGTCTTATAGGCTTCCCTTAGCTTGTTGTGGGCTTTGTTCCTAACGTCGTTATTGTGATTGGACGAAGCCTTTCCAACGCATTGCAGGAAATCGCCCAGGCTTTCGTCGCTATGGTCTTTGGCCATTGCGGGAAGCTTGACTTTGACCTCGCTACGCAAAGCCTTAGTAATGGTTTCAACAATCTTATCGTCACGGGCTTGTAAAGCCTTTTCGACCTTATCTTCCGTTTCGCTTTCGGGGCTGTCGGTTCTTTCCGCAATGCCCGCCTTGCAAAGACTCTCAACAGTATCTTTGTCGTGTTCTACAACGTCGCCCTCTTTGTGGCCAAAACAGTCTTGGCGATACTTAACCCAGCCTGTTTCTTCTTTTTTCTCTGTCATAATATTTACCTCTCAATAAATGGTTTGTTATTGGAGGTTGCTTTCCGGCCCGTTCTCCGCTTGAAGTCGCAACGCTTGAAGTCGGTTGGGTTGCCTAAGCAATTCCACCGCTGGTATTTAGGGAACGAGTGTTAAGAATTGCGCAAAAGAAAACCCCGGTTAAGTCATTGACTTAACCGGGGTCGATACAACGGAAATAAAAGGACGGTTACGCCCGCCCCTTTATGCGGTCAACAATGTCTTGCGGGTCGTGCCGACGGAGAATGTCTTTGATATGCTGGTCGATGTTATACTTACGGGTATAGCGGGGAGTTGGGACGGGCTTGACCGTTTCGGCCTTGCTTTCATACTGCCAACAATCAACGTCTTTTGCGACGATTTCCGTATATGGGTTGGCCGGAACTGCACAAAGGGATAATTCGTATATTTCTAGTTTTCTAACAACATTCATTGCCCCGGCCCAATTCGGATTGTCTTTGATTTCCTGGGGCGTCGGGGGGCTTTCCTGTAAAACGGAAAAGCCGATTGACAAAAACCGCAAGCTTCCATCTTGAACTAGGTCGTATGCGTCTTTGGCTTGTTGCGTCTTGTCACTAAGCCGGAACTTGCAGAGTATCTTATCCTTTTCAGCTTTGATCCATAGGATACTGCCTATGGGCAACTTGCTTGTATCATGGGCAAGCAATACGGGACGCCCCGCATAATTAACGCCCGAGGTAACAAGCCCGGTTGCAACGACAATTTCCCCGTCTCGGTCGATGTCCGAGGTGCTTACGATTGCCAAACACTCCCGCCGGTCTTGATTGACTTGCATATCATCGGGGGCAACTTGCTTGAAGCGTAATGTATTCATAACACTATTTAGAGCAACAGCCCCGATTATCTGTTGATCGCCGCCCGGAAAAGCCGATATAGAATAAGAGGGAACTTATGTTTCAACCAAAGCTATATGATTATGACGGAAAGAGTTTAACGCTAAGCCAATGGGCGAAACAAGTCGGCTTATCAATGCCTTGCCTTTGGAAACGCTTAGATTACGGTTGGACTTTTCAGGAAGCCATAGAGAAGCCCCGACGGGGAGAGGAAACCCGCCCTGGGCAACGCTTCAACAGCCTAGTTGCAATCAAGCCCGTGCGAATTGAACGAAACGCCCTGGGGCAGATCGTTAATCGGCTTTGGTTGTTTCGTTGCGATTGTGGCAAGGAAAAGGTAATACGGCTTTACGACGTGTTACGGAATACAACTAAGACTTGCGGGTATTGCAAGGAGGGCCGATCCGTAAGGGGTGGGTACGTTACGTTGTCATTGTTTCCCGACGATCCGTATTACGCAATGGGATATAGTAAGGGACGGGATACGACAACTAAGAGGGTTGCTGAGCATCGCTACATTATGGCCCAAGCCCTGGGCCGTCCGCTTTACCCTTGGGAAACCGTGCATCATATCAACGGCAACAGACTGGACAATCGGCTTGAAAACCTACAACTTAGGGCCGGGCCGCATGGTAGAGGGCAAGCGTATTGTTGCCATGATTGCGGGTCTCGGAATGTTGGGCCGATTGCCCTTGCTGTTTAGCCTCTAAGTATTTCCGTAATGGCCCCTTGGTTGGCCTCTAATGTCGGTTGCAAGAAGGGCCGGGCTGGCATTTTAGAAGTCGAGCCTTCAAGAAATCTCGCATATACGAGATTGGAGCCGACACGAGCAATAAGGGCGTCTTTGTCGGTATAGTGTGTTATGCTTCTTCGCAACTCTCCGGTCTCTAAGAAGGGGAAGCCTCCGGCCGGGCTATGATGTTTAATTTCAGTCTTCTTAACGAATTGGCCCGAGGCACTCCGGCCCCCGCCGGTCTTTTCCGATTGACATTTCTCTGATAGATTTTGTTTAATCGCATTTTCCAAAAAAATTGCAGCCCGTTCTAAACGTTTCGCCAACTCGTCTTTGCTTTTGTCGAATAGGGCGTCCCCATACCAATTGATTGCCATTACTCCCCCTTGATCGCATCGCCGATGATTCCGCCCGGCCCTTCCAACCGCAACATTTCAATGCCGCTCTTGCTCTTGGTTGCCGACGTTGCAACGCTGCTCTTGGTATGGGTACGTACCCAAGACTTGACGGTTGATTCCAAACGCTTGCAAGACTCGGGGAAGTGTTTTTCGATCAAGGCTTTATCGAGACAACCTCCGCCGTGTATCGCTGCAAAGACTTCTGCAAAGGCTTCCTCCTTACCCGCTGCCGGGTTCTTTGGTTGGATCAAGTATTGCAACTCCGCTGCCTCTCTTTGCAAGTGGAAGTCTCCGTTGCTTTCAATGTTGCTGTTGGTTGCCGTCAATAATGCCTCCAAATCTTTGCCGTAGGATTCGCCGAAGGCCGGGCTTTGCGAATAGTTGCCCATTGCAGAATCGGCCCCGTGCCCGTACTCATGGCGAAAGACCTTCTTTGCCCCTTCCGGCCCCGTGCCAATCTCAACCCCGTTGTCCATTTCTCTTACCTCGGCCAATACGGCTTGCCCCGTGCTTGGACGATAACACCCGTTGGCAAGTTGCCAGTTGCCGCTATTCCAACCTCGGGGGCGTACTTGATCTAATTCCGGCATGGCCTCCGTAACCTTGCGGCAAAGCATGGCGTCAACCTTCAATGCCTTGCGAACCTCAACAGGGATAGACTCGGCCGCTTCCTTGAACCTTTCCTTCATCTTATCGGAGACGTTGCCGTTGACTTCAACCTCCATCCCTTCAATCTGCAATTCGGGCTTTTCTTCGGGCTTTTCTTCGGGCTCTTCTTCGGGCTTTTCTTCGGGCTCTTGCCCGTTATCGCTCTTGGTCAAGACTTGCAAGACCGTACATTCACAATTGGGATGTATCGGACAAAAGCGGTCCCGGTATTCGTCCGGTGTTCCCTCACTTTCATCGGTATAAAAACTATCGTCTAAGCCAATCTCCCCTACACTGTCGGCAATCTCTTTGCACAATTCGCAACAAGCCGATGAGGGCAAGAGGGTAAAGCCCTTGACGACCCCGCTATCTTTGGCCGCTTGTCTTAGGCCCTCATGGTGCGCCCGGCTTGACTCCGTTTGGGCAATCTTAAAAGCCCGGTCGTCTTCGGCAGAATCAAAAATGGTTTCTACTCGGTCTCGCAAATTACTAAGTCTTTCCCCCGCCGTCAAACCCTCCTCCATACTTTCCCGTAGGTCGTCTAATGCCTTTTGTAATTCGCTGCTGGTCGTTTGATTGGTTTCCGCACAAAAGGCCAACGTCAATTTCTTAACAGCCTTTGCCGTTTCGGGGTTGGTAACGTTGAATACGTCCGGGCTTATCCCCGCCCGTGTAACAATGTCTTTGGCCGTATTCCCGTATTCCTTTGCGTAATAGGCTTCGATCAAGGGCTGGGCTTCCGTGTATAGTTCCCTATCCCATTTGTCAAGTGGCAGAAACTTTGTCGGCAGCCCGTTTGCCTTGCTCTTGGACTTCAACGAAGCCATTACTTCGGCCCGTTGCCGGGCGAAATACTTTTGCATGACGCCCGCCAATTCCTTACCGTCCGGAATCGCCCTGGGGTCGTTGCTATGCCCCTTGCAACTGCAATGGGCCTTTGCCTTGCCGGGCGTCGGCGGGGCTGCCTCCGTCGATCCTGGGGCCGTTGGCGTAGAACCTACGACGGTCGTAGGTTTGCCGGGGCTGGCCTCCGGAACCGGGGGCTTCGCCTTGATCTTGGCCAACTCTTTAACGAGTTGATCGACTAACTTCGTATCAAGTAATGGGAACGAAGCCAAAATAAGCAACCGGCAAGCCTCGGCGGTCAATAGTCCTTGACCGACACTTTCCGCAATTTGTAAGAGGCTCGCAATTTGCGTCCCGTTCAAGGCTTCGCTCTGAATTGTGCCGCCCTCGGCTGCCTCTTGTTGATCGTCGGGGGCCGTATCATCGCCCTGGGGCTGGCCGTCGTTGCCCTCTTGCTCGTCACTGGCCGGGGCCTTGGCGTTATACATGCCAGCCGGGCGAAAGCCCCAAGCCGTCGGTTCATAGCCTCTTGTGACTCTAATTTCGTTGGGAGTGACCACGCCCGCCGTAATGAGTTTGGTATCTTCTTCTAGTTTCTGCTGTTGATTGACAACCGAAGGGTCTTCATAGGCGAAGAATAACCGCCCCGAGTCATCAAAGAGGTTGATATATTCCGTGTTAAGAGTGTCTTGGTTTCGTTCAAGCCGGGGGACAATGGCATTTAGAATATGTCTATTACTAACAGCGTTGTCAGTATCGTATTGGGTTGCCCCCGTCTTATCAAACAAGACGGGAGGAATACCATAGGCAAGGCAAACGGCTTGCCGGGCAGCCTCCCCGACTTGCGTAAAGGCAAGGTCTTTGGGGGCGTATTGTAGGGGCGTAACTGTTACGTCGTCTTCAACAAGTAGCAAACCGTGATTGCCGCCCCGTCGAAACTTGGTAAGCCATTTCTTTTCTAACCGTTCAACGTCCCCCAGCCCGTCCTTTGCGCTGATAAGAACGTCCGGGCGTCCCTCATTGGAGAGAGTAGCGGCCTCGGTTGCCTTGA